ATTCCGGACAGCGTGACCAGAATAGGTACCGGTGCGTTTAAGGATTGTACCGGCTTGACCAGTATTATTATCCCAGCTAGGGTGACTAGTATCGGCAGCTGGGGATTTTCTGGTTGCACCAGTTTGGTCAAGGTGACGGTTTTGTCACCGACCTGCCAAATCGCAAGTAGGATGGATACTCTGGGCAATACGAACATAACCACAATTTATGGCTATGAAGGCTCCACGGCACAGAGCTATGCGAAAACGTATGAGTATGAGTTCTCCCTGCTGGGAGATGTGAACGGGGACAACACTATCACCCTGAAGGATGTGACAGAGCTGTTCCAATATGTGAACCGGCAGATCGAAGGGCTGACGGATGGGTCAGCGGCCGACCTAAACGGCGACGGGGTCGTGAACCTGAAGGATGTGATGTATCTGTTCCAGTTCGTAAACGGCCAGCGTCAGACGCAGTGACAAGGGCATCTGAACATATTTAGATATAGTTATCCCCTGGGGCAGTTGAACCGCTCCAGGGGATTTTTGTCAGTTGGTCACTTTTTCGAAGTCGGAGGCGGGGTGTTTGCACCAGGGGCAGACAAAATCGGGGGGAAGCTCCTCGCCCTCGTAGACATAGCCGCAGACGGTGCAGCGCCACTGGGTCTTGCCGGTGGGCTGGGGGGTCTGGGGCTGGGGCTTTATATGCGCCTGATAGTAGGCATAGGTCACGGAGGGGGCGTCGGCCAGCACCTGGGCGTCGGTCACACGGGCGATGAACAGGGTATGGCTTCCCAGGTCGATGGACTGCTCTACCGCAGCGCTGATATAGCTGTTGGTGCCGGCGGTCACATAATACAGCCCGTTTTCACTGCGGGCGCAGGGGGCATAGCCGGCAAATTTGTCCACATCCCGTCCGGACTGGAAGCCAAAGTGCTCAAACACCTGGAAATCGGCCTGCTGGCCGAGAACGGAGAGGTTAAAGCGGCCATCGGCCAGCACCAGATCATGGGTGAAATTCTTCTTGTTCACGGCGATGCTGACCCGATTGGGCTCGCTGGTCACCTGGACGGCGGTGTTGATGATGCAGCCGCTGTCCTTTCCGCCGTGGGCGGCGGTGAGGACGAACAGACCGTAGGTCAGATTGTATATCGCCTTTTTATCTATTTGGGTAGACATGGTATCGCTCTCCTTTTTTCATTATTCATAGGGCATTGCTGCCGAAAATCCTCCCCCTCTGGGCTGACAGAAGGGCGGGGATATTTTTTTACCACAATGGAAAGGGTGTGACCGCGCTCTCCTGGGGGGCGCAAAGGCCGTCTGCCTCCATCTCCTTCTGACGGATGCTCTTGTCAGAATAAAAGTGATCCAGCCGGATATGCTCCAGCTCGTGGTGGAGCGCCGCCTCCTGAACGGGCTGGGGACAGAGTGTATTGATATAGATATCAAAGGTGCCGTCATCGTTGGGAAAGACGGCGGCCTCCACACTCCGATTGGGGAACGCCAAACGCCGGATATAACACTCAGGGTTCATTGCTTCGCAGAGCGGTGAAAAAGTCCATGACGGCCTTTACATCCTCCGGTTTTGCCCCGTCCACGCTCTTGAGCAGGGCACGCACCTCGGGGCGTGTCTCCAGCATCTCCAGATAGTGTTCCAGGTCATCCTCGGTGGTCAGAAGCTCCATTTCCTCCGAATCGCCGGTGAGCCAGTCCAGGTTCACGTTCAAATAACGTGCCACCTCTCTGAGCACAGGCATCTTGGGGGACTGGATCAGGCCGGCCTCATAGCGCTGGATCGTTGACTTGTTCATTCCTACACTGGTGGCAACATCATCCAGCGTCCTGCGACGCAGCTTGCGCGCGCTCTTCAGGCGAACCGCCAATACTTCCAGGTTCATTTTTACCATTACCTTTCTTTTATAGTCTCATATAGGCAGAGCCGGTTTTATGAGCATTTTGAGCCTTTTTCGGCTCTGTAAACGCATTTTACCATAAGAGTTTGCAAAATGCAAGAAAAAGCTTGCAATTTTCTGGGCACTGTGATAGAACTATACGCGTCGCAAAAAGCAACGGAGGATGATGCGGAATGAGAGATAAATGCAAGGGGTGTTATTATGCCCGCTGGGTGAACGTGGGTGTGGGGGGAGAGATGATGCTGGCATGCGAGTATATTCTCAATGAGTATAAAAAGCGGCCCTGCAAGCCAGGTGCATCCTGCACGGTCTATCGGCCGAGAAAGAAATGGCGGGGAGGGCGCTGGGTATGAACGCACGGGAGTTTATGGAGAAAAACCTGTATATCCGCACCAAAAATGCGAAGATCGTGCCGCTGAAGCTCAATCCTGCCCAGGAGCGGCTGTATCGGGCGCTGGAGGCGCAGCAGCAGGCGGGCAGACCCATGCGCGTCATTATTCTGAAGGCAAGACAGCTGGGGTTTTCCACCCTGGCAGAGGCGCTGATCTTCCAGCGGACGGCAACCAGGCGGAATGTTAACTCCCTGATCGTGGCGCACCGAGAGGATTCCACGGCGAATCTGTTTAAAATGTCCAGGCTGTTTTTCGAGCAGATGCCGGACGAGCTGCGCCCCCAGCACAGAAATTCCAACGCCCGTGAGCTGGTGTTTGAAAATCCGGAGCGTGATCCGGAGAAAAAGGCCAGGGATCCGGGGCTTATGAGCCGCATCCGGTGCAGCACGGCGGGAGGCAGCGGTGTTGGGCGAAGCGATACCATCCACAACGTCCATGCCTCGGAATTCGCCTTTTGGAGCGGGGACAAAACGGCCACCTGGGTGGGCATCATGCAGGCTGTGCCTGCGGAGCCGGACACCATGGTGATCGTGGAGAGCACGGCCAACGGCTTTGACGAGTTCCACCGGATGTGGGAGGCGGCGGTGCGGGGGGAGAGTGATTTTGAGCCGCTGTTTTTCCCGTGGTATGAAAATCCGGACTATCGCAGACCGGCGGAGCCGGACACCCAGTGGACACAGGCGGAGCGGGAGCTGGCCGCCCGATATGGGCTGGATGAGGAGCAGCTGGCCTGGCGGCGGTGGTGCATTCGGAACAACTGCGCCGGAGATGAGCGGAATTTTCGCCAGGAATACCCATCCTGTCCGGATGACGCATTTCTGACCACGGGGCAGAGCGTGTTCGACAACGAAAAGGCGGCTCAGCGCCGCCTGCATGCCCCAAAGCCGGTGAGCTGCGGCAGTTTTGTCTATGATATGGGGCCGGATCTGCTCAGCATCGGGAACATTCGCTGGGTGGAGCAGCCCCAGGGCATGATCCGCATCTATGAAAAGCCCCGCCCCCGCCGACACTATGTCATCGGCGGAGATACGGCGGGGACAGGCTCGGACTGGTTTGTGGGGCAGGTGGTGGACAATGCCACCGGCCGTCAGGCGGCGGTTCTGCGCCATCAGTACGATGAGGATCAGTATGCCAGACAGATGTACTGCCTGGGCCGCTACTACAATGATGCCCTGCTGGGCGTGGAGACAAACTACTCCACCTATCCGGTGAAAATGCTGTCCATGATGGGATACCCCCGTCTCTATGTGCGGGAACGGGTGGACACATACACCGGTCAGATGCAGCAGACCTTTGGCTTTGATACCAACAGCCGCACGCGGCCGCTCATCATTGCCCAGCTGGTGGCGGCCTTTCGGGAGTGTCCGGAGCTTGTTTGCGACAGCGATACGCTGGGAGAAATGCTGACCTTTCAGTACAACCGAGATCGCCGTCCGGAGGCGATACAGGGGGAGCATGACGACCTGGTGATGGCACTGGCGATCGCCCACTATATACGGCCGCAGCAGGCCTATCTGGACGAGCCGGAGCCAAACAGGCGAACCGCCTGGACAAAGGATATGCTGGCCGACTATGAACATGCGGATGAGGCGGGACGGCGGGTTTTGGAGTCGCTGTGGGGTCGGCCGGAGGGGAGGTGAGAGAAATGGAGAAAAAGCGCGGCTATGAGGATGGACTGAAAAACACCGGTGCCCAGGAGGTGCCTGCCCTGCGGAAAAATTCCGGTACCGGCAAGGCAAAGGCGGTGCGCGGCAAGGATCTGCGCAGCGGAAAGTGATCACGAGCAAGGAGAGGAGAAGCAATGGAGGAAAATACAGCCGCCCAGAGCGGCATGGCGGAAACAGGGTCGATGAGCATGGCATCGGCACCGGCAGATGGGGGCGCGGCATACGGCCAGCAGGTGGCCCATATGCAGCAGTCTCTGGCCGATGAGCAGGAGCGGACACGGCAGGAGCGGGCCAGACTGGTGGCGGACGAGCAGGTGCGGCAGATCGGCCAGCTGGACAGCGCCATCGGCAGTTTGGACGATCTGCTGGCAATGCCGGAATACGAGAGCTTTTACGGCCTGGTGCAGAAGGGCGTCAGCCTGGTGGATGCGTATAAGCTGACAAATTACGACAAGCTGGTGAAAAAGGCCACCGATGCCGCCGCCAGGCAGACCATGCGAAGCCTTGGTTCCCGCCAGCATTTGACGGCCATGGCCGGACAGCCGGGCAATGGAGAGTATGTATCCGTGCCCGCCGAGGTGGCGGCGGAGTACCGGCTGGCCAAGCCCGGCATCTCCGATGAGGAGATACGGCGCAAGTACAGAAAATATCAGAAGTATCAGAGACAGTGACACGCTCGAACCCAGAGCGGGAAAGGAAAAAATTATGGCGTTTACACCCTATTCTTATGACCATGGGCAGCCCCTGCCCAGTCAGTACCTGCCCACGGCGGCAGGCACCATCAGCGTGGGGCTGTGCATGGCGCTTTCCGGCGGACAGCTGAGTCTGTCCACAAAGCCGGACTATATCGCCCTGTGCGACAGAACGTGCACGGCGGGGGAGAGGATCCCCGCCATGCATATCACCGAGGACATGATCTTTGAGGCACCGCTGAAGGCGGCATCCAAGGACGTGAAGGCGGGCAGTCTGGTGGATGTGGCCGCAGACGGCCTGTCCATCGCCAGCACCAGTGTAAACAAGAATATTCAAATCATCAGCATGGACGGCACCGCCAAGGGCGATTTGTGCCGGTGCCGTTTTGTAACAGTGAAGGAGGTATAAGGTTATGGCAAATATTGTGATCGCAGAGGGTTCCGGTCGTTTGGATACGCTCTACGGCAAGTATCAGGCTCCCATTGCCAGCTGCATCGAGGATGTGGCAGAGGCCTGGAAAACGAAGGAGATCGGCCCCAAAGTCTTTCGACAGGTGAAAAGTGAGAACTGGGCCGAGGCATTTACCAGCGTGACCGCCGCGTCCGACTGGCAGGTGGTGGGCGAAAACGGCGCCCATCCCACCAACGGCTTTGAGGAGGGCTTCCCCAAGACCATCGTAAACCAGGTGTGGAAGAGCCAGATCGCCATTTCCCGCGAGATGCGGGATGACAACAAGATCGGGGAGATGACGAAGCGAGCCACCAAGCTCACAGACTCCTTCTACCGCACCAGAGAGCGCTTTTTTGCCAATCTTCTGGGCAATGCCAGCTGCAGCTCCACGGTGGTCACGGTCAACGGCTTTGATTTTGACTGCACCAGCGCCGACGGTCAGTGCCTGTTTTCTTCAAAGCATCCGGCAAAAGTATCCGGCGCAGATCAGACCAACATGTATGCGGACGAATTTTCCGAGACGGCGCTGGGCGCGGCCATGACCGCCATGCAGAATTTCAAGGGAGATAACGGGGAGACCCTTGGCCTGGAGCCGGATACGATCATTATTCCCAACATCGCCTCACTGAAAAAGAATGTGTTCTCCGTGCTTGGCTCCTATGAGACGACCGGTTCGGCCAACAACGATTTTAACTATCTGTTCGGCTCCATGCGGGTGCTGGTGTGGCCCTATCTGAATGATTACATCGGCAGCACCAATGCCGCCCCCTGGTTTTTGATGGACAGCTCTTATAACGAGCAGTGTGACGGCGCTGTGTGGCTCGATCGGGTGGACTGTGAGATCACCAGCCGTCTGGGCGCCAACGATGAGAACATCTGGGACGGCTACGCCCGCCTGTCCGCCGGCTTTGTGGACTGGCGCTTTATTCTGGGCGGCGGTCTTTCCGGCGGCTCTGCTCTGTCCTGAGTGAATCAGTGATCTGAGGACGGCGTGCCCCGAGGGTGCCGGAGACCATAACAGGATCCTTTCCGGATCGGCATATAAATAGGCGGCCTGTCCCGTTTGGGGGCAGGCCGTATCAGAAGAGAGGAAGCAATGAACGAGCAGAGAAAAAAACTTCAGATGTGGCAGGAAAAGCTGACCCGCTATGACGCCGCCTTTCAGGAGGAGACGGCCCGCATGGATGAGCGGGAGGCGATCTATCGGGGGCGCAACCGCATTGATGAGCTGGTAGACGGCGATGTGATACGGAAAACGCCCCACGTGAGAAATATTGCGGCAGAGCTGGTGGAGGCTCAGGTGGATGCCAACATTCCCCAGCCCAAGGTCACACCCCTGCGTCGGGAGGACGAGCATCTGGCGGTGCTAATCGAGGATATGCTCCGCAGCAAGCTGGACAGACTGCCCATGGAGATACTCAATGACCAGATGGAGCGCACGGTGCCCATCCAGGGCGGGGGCTTATATGTGCTGGAATGGGACAGCGCCTACCGCACCCATGACACCGTGGGGCAGAGCGTCGTATCGGTGGTGCATCCCAAGCAGCTGGCACCCCAGCCGGGGGTCACCGGTGATATAGAGCAGATGGATGATTTTATTCTGAAGCTGCCCCAGACAAAAAATTTCATTCGCCGCCGATACGGCGTGGATGTGTCGGAGGGGACGGAGGAGGAGCCGGAGATTCGGGGAAGCGGCGATCTGTCCGCCTCCGACGAGCTGGTGACCCAATATGTGGGCTATTACCGCAACCAGCGGGGCGGCATCGGGATGTTTTCCTGGGTCAATGACACCGTGCTGGAGGATCTGGAGGACTGCCAGAGCCGGATCCTGTGCCGCTGCCGCCAATGCGGCAGTGTACAGCCCGGGGATATGCTGTCCGTTAAAATGGACTGCATGGAGGATGAGCCGGAGGATGACAGGGAGGATATCCCCGCCTGTCCCCTGTGCGGCGGAGAGCTGGAGCGCTCCGTGGAGGAATATCAGGAGCTGTGGCTGCCTGTGGAGCGGTCGGACGGCTCCATGATCCCCGGGGCAGACCCAATCACAGGAGAACCTACCCGTGTGCCGTACTATAAACCGGACATCTATCCGGTTTTTCTGCAAAAATCCGTATCCGTCTACGGGAAATTGCTGGGAGAATCGGACGTGGATAAGGTGCGGGATCAGCAAAACACCATCAATCGACTGGAGAAAAGCATCATCGACCAGCTGCTGGCGGCGGGCACCTATATCACCCTTCCGCCGGACCCGTCCATTAAAGTGGACACCGGCGTGGCAAAGGTTATCCGGCTGAAGAACGTGACGGACAAAAATTATCTGGGTGTCTACGACATGAAGTGCGATGTGGAGCAGCCCCTGGCCTATCTGGAATACATCTATCAGGAGGCCCGTGATGTGGTGGGCATCACAGATTCCTACCTGGGACGAAAGGACACCACGGCCACCAGCGCGGTGGCAAAGGAATTTTCCGCCAACCAGTCGGCAGGACGGCTCCAGTCCAAGCGGGTGATGAAAAATGCCTGCTGGGCCCGTCTGTTTGAGGGGCTGTTCAAGTTTGAGCTGGCCTATGCCGACGAGAAGCGGCCCATCACCGGCTTCGACGCCAAGGGTGACCCCCGAGACGAGCAGTGGAACAAGTGGGACTTTTTGGAGCAGGACGAGGACGGCCAGTGGTACTGGAACGATCGGTTCCTGTTCTCCTGTGACAATGCGGCGGCGCTGAGCGGGGACAGATCGGCGATGTGGAAGGAAACCCAGAGCTATTACTCCGCGGGAGCCTTTGGGGATCCCAATCAGATGGAGACGCGGATCCTGTTCTGGACAAAAATGGAGCAGCTCCACTATCCCGGGGCAGCCCAGACCCGCCAGAACCTGATCAGCGAGTACCACCGGATGCAGACGGCGCAGCTGACCCAGACAGAGCCGGTGGAGACGGCACAGAGTCAGGGGGTGAGCCTATGACCCTGGAACAGCTGCTGGAATGGATGGACGTGATGCGTCCCAGCGCCTACACAAACGTGCAGAAAACGGCCTGGGTCAATGATTTGGAGGCCATCATCTGGACGCAGATCTTTTTGCAGTCGGCAGGACAGTGGCGCGCCCATCGGGTGGGACGAGACGGCAAGGGGAGGCTGCTGCT